CTGGTACAACGGTCGAACACGGCTTGGGAAGATGTGCCCGTGCCTGAGACGGCATTGCCCTCCAGCCTTACTCCGGTTGGAACTATAATTATGTACGGAGCCTCCGCTGCGCCAACGAACTGGCTGATATGTAACGGTGATCCTAAAAGCCGTACTACCTACGCCACTCTTTTCGGAATCATCGGAACCACTTATGGCGATGGAGACGGCAGCAGCACGTTCAACTTGCCCGATCTTCGCAGTCGTATGCCAGTGGGTATCGGTGATGGTGATGCAGGAGGGACTGCGCTGACCGACAGAAGTTTGGGCGACACGGGTGGTGTTGAGAACGTGACGCTAACTGCAAGCCAGATACCGGCGCACAATCACCCTATTAACACAGGCGCGGATGGTCACGAACACCACGGACACACCGCCGGAAACGTCCCGACAGGACTTTCAGGGTCGCAGTCTCAGGTTGGCTCTACATACAGCGGGTCGCATGGAGTGCAGGACAACACTGGCGGCGGATCGGCCCATAACAACCTGCCGCCCTTTCTGGCGATTAACTTCCTAATCAAGTACGCATGAAAATAACGCTTGGAGACATTAAGCAAAACATAGCGACGATGCTGTCAATGAGCAGCACGGATAGTCGCGTTGTGGGGTACATTAACGAAGCGCAGGAGCGACTGCTCTACAAAGGCAAATGGGTAGGAACCTACGCTAAGTACGCCGTAGCCAACAGCAACGGCACCATCACATGGCCGCGCCAGCTTGAAACGATTGAGGCGGTGGCGGTAAGTGACAACCCCGGAGTAGTTCGCAATGAGTGGTATGAGTTTTTGGAGAATGGCCCCGGCCTTCGCGACAGCGCGGATGGTGACGACCTAACCCTGATTGACCGGGGTGAGGCGGTCGTGTTCAGTGACATTGATGGAGTGAATAAGAAGTTGCGGCTTTATAGCGGAGTCACTGCTGACGCCGGTCTAAAGGTTCTGCTTCAGGGGTACGACCAGAACGGCGACTGGATAAGGACTTTAGAGAGCGGCAGCTACATTGATGGAGAGTATGTCACCTTGACCGCGTCTTATGTTGAGACAGTCAATCTGTTCTCTGAGTTGGTGGGGGTGCAGAAGCCGGTTACCGGGGGAAACGTGACAGTGAAAGAGTACGACACATCCACCGCCACTGAGCGCGTCATCGCTACATACGAACCGGGAGAGAAGCGTCCGGGGTATCGACGCAGCCTGATCCCCGGACTACCCGACACATCCACAAAGACTGTTACTGTTGTTGGTAAGCTACGCTTTATACCTGTGTCTGCTGACACAGACTGGCTCCTGATTAACCACGAACCAGCCTTGAAGGAGATGGTTCAGAGCATCAGGAAGGCAGAGAACAATTTACCGCAAGAGGCTTCAATGTACGAGGGCAGGGCGGTGAAGTTGCTTGAGGAGCAATTAATGCATTACCTCGGCGATGGGGCAGCAGCTATCCCGCGCTTTCAGAACACCTCCACCTACGGAGGCGGCGGCGTGGCTAACTTGATCTAAGGATACGTTATGGGACTACTCAGTAAATTATTCGGCAAGAAGCCTAACATCCCAGCCTTTGTTGGCGTAGACATCGACAAGGAGCAGGAAGGCGCAATCGACGCGAACCTTCGCAATGTCGGCAAGGCAGGGAAGCTGGCCAGATTAGCTGCGGAGCAGGATCAGGAAGCATTGCTTCAGGTAATGCGTGGCGGCATCTCTGGCTACGATAAATTCGTAGGCTCGCAGAAAAACGTGGCCGAGGATTTCCTGTCGGGCAGAGTGCCCGGAGATTTTGCGGCTAAGATTGCAGACAAGGCGGCGTCTAGGGGGATCAGTTCAGGCACTTCAGGGAGCGGGGCAATTAGAAACCTTGAGGCGAGAGACTTAGGACTCACCAGCCTCGACCTGATGCAACGCGGGTACGACATGGCGGAAAGATTCGTCAACCAGCAGCATCGCACTGTGGTTCCAAAGGTGATGCAGGTGTCCTCAATGTTTCAGACCCCAGCGCAACGCCTCGCGCACAAGACCCAAGAGCGTGACACCAAATGGACACGCGATTATCTGGCTGCTAAGACTGCGGCTGCGCCTGATCCGAGGTTTAGCGGCTTGCTCAATACCGGGATGCAAGCGGCGGGGATGTACTTTGGCCATGTAGGAACGATGGCGATGGCCAATGCGATTGGCGGTAGACAGCAAGCCGCTGTGCCGCAAGTCGCGGCGATGCCGGGGCCGGTGGCCGCGCCTCATGGAGTGAGTTACCCGCAAGGCTTCGGCACTTCATACTCCGTGCCTTACTCGGCTCCTGCCATGATGCCGCCAAATCACATTATGGCCCCGTTTGGCACAAGCTACTCGCAAGGCTTCGGCTCCTCATATTCCGTACCTTACGCTGCGCCACGAACAAACATTAGCGGCTCCGCAACGTCTAGGGCGTTTGGCGGGGAGATGCTACCGGCTGGGGCACTAATGAATCAGATGGTTTACGGCGCAGGAACGCCGCCTCAACTAGACATAGACAAGGCAATGCCCGGTTTCAGGATAGAATAAAGGATTAACAATATGGCACTTGGAAACATTTCATTAAGCGATATGCCGTGGCTGGGGAAACCGGCTGATCCGGCTGAATCTTTTGCTAGAGGCATGGCGCAAGGGCAGAGTTTTGCGTCGAAGCACCATGAGATACTGGAGGCTAAGGCAAGAATGGAGAACCAGATCGCCAACACGGAGATAGCCAGAGAGAGGTTAAGCCTTGAGCGCGAGTTGACCCCGATGAAGATTGCGGAGTCCGAGGCGAGGGTGAGGAAAATGGAGCAAGAGAACAGGGAAGGCGCAGCCATGATGCCGCACAGGGTGGCACAGGCAAGGGCGGGTGTCGGGAAAACAGAGGCTGAAACGTCTAGAATTGAAACTATGACCCCTGCGGATGTTGAGTATAAGGAATCATTGATTAATCAGTCAGAGGCCGCGATCAAGCGAATGAATGCTTTGGAACCCTATGAGATTGCCAAAATGCGGAAGGAATTAAAGACGGCGGAACAGCTATACCAACAGAACGAAAAAACGAATCCTGATGTCGCGGCAAAAATCAAAATTGAAGCAGATACTCTACGCGAGAAAATCATTGCGCAGACTAACTACGTTAATGCGCAGACTGACTCAATTCAGCGTGCCGCGAACCTCGCAGAGAGCGCGGCTGAACTTGATAAAGTTCAGGCGCACTTTGATATGGCTATAGCAGGGGCCGAATTGGGGATGAATTTCGACGACCTTCAAAGACGCCAGCAGAAATTCGCCAACGAGCAGGAGGATCGGGAGCAGGATAAAACAGATTCGTTAATTGCAGACCAGATCATTAGGGATTTCAACCAGTTAGCAGGGAAAGACCCAGAGGCTGCGCTCAAGTTTCAGTCCCTTTACGAGAGTAGGATACACGAACTGAACCCAGCGCAGTCAGAAAGGGTTTACAACCACATAAACTTTGCTATGAAAAGCAATGATAATAAGAGAACCCTTGCCCAAATAAACTCCGATGCTGTACGCGCCACTGAACTTACAAAGCGAAAAGATGCGTTGTCTTCGCAAGGGCAAGAGTTGCTTGCGCAACCCGGCGTCGATGCAACGCCTGCGAACGTGGGTCTTCTTGAGGAATTTGACAAGGCCGTGAAGGAGTTATCCCCCGGCATCGAAGGGGATCAAACGTGGGTTCAGGAGTTAATAAGAAAATCAAAGAACGGCACCTTGACTGGGGAAGAGAAGGGGTACTTTGAAGGTAAACTACCATCACAGAAGTTGTTGATTGAACTCAGGGATAGGGGGCAGCAATACGCAGACGAACGGAAGCAGAGTTTTGAACACAGGGCAAAAATGTACGATGTCGGCGAAGACTACCTCAAGAGGTACGGGATAGATGCGATTGACGAAGACGGCAATATTATCCCCGATAGACTTGAAGAGGTGAGGAAGAAGATGCTTGCTGAAGCTGATAAGCTGGGCGTTAGTAAGACTGCCTCCGGTAATTACACGGAAAGTCACCGGCAGTCGATGATCGGGAAAGTCTACACGTCTCTTGAAAAGAAGGCGGGAACACAGACGGTTCGAAATTTGCCCAACGGCACCACGGAAATCGTCTATAATCCAAGTGCCGACTTCGATCCACAAGAAGCACTGAGAAAGGCAACGGGTATTGTTGACAATATATTCAGAGGGCAAATGGAGGGAGTAGGCATGACGCCAGACCCCGAATCAATCAATAACCCGCCTGCTCAATCGAGTACTGACAGCAACGCAACGAACGCACAGCCTGCCACACCTGCTCAACCGAGTAATGACAGTAACGCAACGAACGCACAGCCTCCCGCG